ATAGAAACTTGTAAAAATGGAGTTTGTGAATTATGAAATTTCTTTTAAGTATTTTGCTTTTAGTAGGTGCCTGTGGTCCTGGCGGTAAGGGATATGTACCGACTTGGGATTCCGAGGATTTAGTAGGTTTTTGGCGTCTCACTCACACAACGGATTTAGGGGAAGTGGAAAGTGTATACGTAGAATTTTCGGATGAAAGAGGGGGCTACTTTGCAATTGAAATAGTACATGTATGGAACTCGGACTGGAAACGAATAGGAATAAGACCTTCTAAGGGTGATATTACTACAGATGGAGTGGCGGAGTTTAATATTGATTTTAAGAAGTATAAATGGAAGTTCGCTTGTTACGAAGGTGCTATGGACGAAAATAAATTACTTATAACCGGTGTGTGTACTTATTGGGGAGGTAGTGACGAGACTACCACAGAAAATTTCGCCGTTTTCGTAGCAGAGCGGCTATAATATATTATGGCTATGGAATTCGCAGGAGACAAAAACACGAACGAGACGACTCGTTTTAGGTTCGCCTGTCCCGACCCAGAATGTAAAGGGAGAGGAACATTTCACGCAGTGTGGGAAGATCCCCCTGAATTAGTACCTTCTGGTCTGGCGTGTCCCTTTGGGGGTGACCATGATGCACAATGGATTGTGGATAAACTCGCTGTATGCCATATACCAGGAACAGTAGGTGGAGACACTAATCCCCACTATACAACGGTAGGGGCTGCATCCGAACATAAATGGATGAAGCTTCAAATCGAAGAAGCTAGGAAGGCGGTAGATGCTGAAGACCAATTAACTGGCACGGCTGCAAGCCCTTATTCTAAAGTTACGCCCAATTACGAAGCTCAGGAAAAGGCAGGCTTAATCAAACGAGATGATACAAAGACATCTGAACAAAAAGAGCGCATTCGAAAAGAACGTGCCAAACTAATAGCGGACGATGCGTCTGATAAAATTGACCGCGAAATTGAACAACGACACATAGGAAACAGACATGACGGATAACGAAAAATTCACGAAGATGGATAAGGTGTACATTTTTAATAAGTCCCAGAACCCAGACCCGGAATACAAGACTGAGGGAGCCGCAGGATTCGATATCGCATCTAATGAAGATGTTATGATTCATCCACAAGCAACCACCCTAGTAGGAACAGGACTCCACTTTGTATTAATGTCGGGGTATGAAGCTCAAATTAGACTTCGTAGCTCATGGGGACTAAAAGGACTTATCATTCCCAATGCACCAGGAACCATTGATGAAGACTACAGGGGGGAAATTAAAGTTATGTTACATAACCTAAATTCTTCACCTATTAATATTAAAAAAGGTGAGCGCATCGCACAGGTAATATGTGCCAAAAATTACTGTCCAAAAATTCACATTATGGACTCTGATGAGTGGAACTCACCTTTAAACAAAACTCTTCGGGGAGAAGGTGGCTTCGGTTCAACAGGGGACAACTAATGGCATACGCATTTCAAGAATCTATTCAACGCGGGATTGTATATCTCGCCAAGTCTGACGATAATTTTTTGGTCCAGGCAATGCCTATGGTGAAGGACTCATATTTTGAGTTTCCGCAACACCAAAAGTTTTGGTCGGTCATTAAAAAATACTATAGCTCCTACAAGAAGCTTCCCTCGGACGAGCAAATCCTAGAACAGATTAGGGAGATGAAGACCGATAATGAATTGATGTCGGACTTCAAAGAAGAGCTTAGGGAAATTAATACCGTTGATGAAAAGTCTTTGGAGAACGAAGAGTTTTACTTAGATAAGGTTGAGGAGTTTGCTAAGGAGCAATCCCTCAAAGACGCTATTATTAATTCTATCGATCTCCTCAAACAAAAGAAGTTTGGCAAAATTGAAGAGCAGATTAGGCAAGCACTCTCTGTCAGTCGGGACGTAGACCTTGGCACCGATTACTTCGGTGATGTGGAAGAACGATATAAAAGACTTAGTAGCACCCATGTTAACGCTCAGTTTAGAACTCCTTTTGAAACTATCAATCAGGAGCTTGAGGGAGGTCTTGCCCCTAAAGAATTAGCAATGGTTGTCGCACCTCCTGGTGTAGGTAAGTCCTTGTTTTTAGCTAACCAAGCGGCTCGGTCTGTAATGGACGGGAAGGACGTTCTATACGTTTCTTTGGAGATGTCAGAGGATCGTGTCGCTCAACGCTTGGATAGTATTTTTACTCGTATTAAACAACCGCAGTTGAAAGACGGTGTTAAGATGCTTAATGACCGCCTCCGACAAATGCAAGAAGCCGCTCCGAATATGGGACGACTGAAGATTAAAGAGTTTCCTACTAAACGACTTACGATAGCCGGTTTTCGTGCATACTTAAACCAGTTGCGTAACTACGAAGATTTTACCCCCGACATTATTGTCATTGATTATCTTGAATTGATGACGAATTCTGATGTTAGCATGTCTGAGTATATGGCACAGGAGCGTATTGCACAAGAGCTTCGCGGTATTGCTGTAGAGCATAAATGTCTTGTGTGGACTGCTACCCAAACGAACCGTAAAGGTAAAGAAGTCGAGATTATTACTGATGCTGAGTTAGCCGATTCTTATGGTAAGATTCGTGTATGTGATTTGGCGTTTTCTATCAACCAAAAAGAACAGGAGTTTGACGAGGGTAAGGCTCGTATGTTTGTCATGAAATCGCGAAACGGTAGGGCACGTTACATTGTACCAATCCGAATCGATTATACCCGATTAACAATCACACAACAATGAGTAAAAAATTTCCTAAGTATACTCATCCTATGACAGTATTCACAGGTATTAAAACTTTTGATATCAAACAATCGTCTCTAAAAAAAGATAATCTTTATGGGTGTGTAGAGTTTCATAAGTATCTGCTAACTGTTGATCCTAACCAACGTCCAGAGGATTATAAAGGAACTTTGTTTCATGAGATTTGTCATATTGGGTATGAGATTTTTGGATTGAACGATGATGATGAGATTCCTACACTGGGTAATGAGTTTTTAACCACCGTCACCGCAAATATGATACAACAAATGGCAGGTTTAAATCCTGAACTATTTCGATTTATTTTTACAAACGATGATTGATATAAAAGAAATTTACGATAACATTGAAGATTCTTACATGGAGATTACTAAGAAGTACATTGCTATTTCTGAGTATAACTTCCAGGAGGCGATGACCAAACATCCTTCCACCTTTGCATTCTTTGCAGGGGTAATGGCGTACGCGAAAAAGGAAATGGATCGAGCCCATTTGATATGTGAGACAAGGGAAGCAGAGTTTCGCGAAGCACGTAGAGAGGATATGAAGCAGTCGGGTCTTAAAACGACTGACCGCGCTTTAGATGCCTATCTAAAGATTCAACCAGAGCTTCAAACCCTTCAACGCGGTCTCGTGGTGAAGGCACATAAATTTAATTTATGTAAGAATATTGTGTCCAGTTTGGACCACCAAAAGGATATAATAATACAGCTGTCCGCAAACAAACGAGCGGAAGCTAAACTAATTGAACAACTTTAAAAACTATGGTTAACATCGAACAACTAAGAAAAAAATATGCCGAGATTAATAATTCCGGCGGTGGAGGCAACTCCGATTTCCTGAGCAAATTCTTCATGATGGACGAAGGTACATCTGTGGTGCGTGTTCTTCCTGCAAAGGATGAAGCAAACCAAGAATTTTACGCTGAAACTGCAATTCATCGTCTTAATGACAAGAATTATCACTGCCCACGTGTGAAAGATGGTAAGTGTCCTGTATGTGATACTTATTATAACATGTGGAAAGAAATTAACGCTATCGGTAAAGAGACTCCTAAAGGAAAAGAGCTTCAAGACCTTGCACGTCAAATCAAGTCGCGTAAGCGGTACTACATGAACGTGGTAGATCGTAGGGATAATACGGTTAAGATTCTGTCAGTAGGACAAAAGCTTTTCGGGAAGGTTCTCGACTGTTTCTTTGACGAAGATTTTGGGGATATTACTGACCTAAAAGAAGGTTGGGATTTCAAGATTGTTAAAGATACACAGGGACAGTGGCCAAACTATGATAAGTCTTCGCCAAAACCAAAATCAAGTACTGCTGGAAGTGATGCTGAAAACGCAATTTATATGGATGAACTTCATGATATTCACGGTCTTATTAAGGTCGCTGACTATGATGAGCTTAAGGGTATGATGTTGGAATTGGAGGCTGATGCCAAAGGAACTCATCCCGATATTCTCGCTTCCCAAACCAAAGCGCCAGATAGTGATGATTACATGGCACATTTAAAAGACCTTAAGGTGGATTAACGTATGTCTGATAAGCTAAAGATTTTAGCTTGCCCAAGTAACCATGGAGGATGCGCTTACTATCGCATCCTCCTTCCTATGGAGAAGTTGGCGGAGCTTTATCCTGACGATGTAGAAATTCGTTGGGATGATAACCCATTAAACTGGAATGCAGAGGAGAAAAGCCAGACTCCGCCTGACTTCGAGTACGAAAACATAAAGTGGGCGGATGTTGTGTTTACGCAGAATATTCATAATTTTGGTGGAATGTACACCGCAAATATTTTACAGAAGGCACATGAATTTGGGAAGTTTACTCACTTTGATACTGATGACCTCCTGACTGATTTGTATGGAGGACACCGACTCTTTAAGGTTTATAAGGAACAGCAGTTAGATGAAGTAACTAAGTACATTTATAATAATGTAGATTTAGTTACGGTAACGCAACGTAAATTCGCTGAGTATATCCAAGAATTTGTTAGGGGAGCCCTCGTAGTAATCAAGAATACTATTGATTACGCGTTACCTCATTGGAACCTTGCCAAACAACCTAAACCAAAGAAACTAACCCGTATGGGTTGGGTAGGTGGCATACACCATGACGTAGACGTAAAACATTTCGCCGGTATCCCCTACCTCGTTAATCAGAAGGTAGGGAAGGAAAGAGTACATTGGGGATTCTATGGTAGACCTGAAATGCCTGTTAATGAAAAAACAGGACGACCTGAACCTGATTGGCAACAGGATGTTTGGGATGGTTATGAACGAGTTTTTAAAACGGGATTCAAAGGACATAGGAATTATCGTGTCTATCCTGCCATGGCACCTAATCAATATGGTGCTATGTACACCAACATCGATATTAACTTAGCAGTCCTAGACGATAACCCCTTCAACCAATCCAAATCAGAGATTAAAGCCATTGAAGGTGCTCGATACGGTGTCCCTCTTATTGCTACTAATGTTGGTTGTTATGACGAACTTATTGTTAATGGTGAGACAGGGTATTTGATTGACCCTAAAAACTCCAAGTCTGAGTGGAACAGGATCTTAACTAAATGCATTAAAGACCCTAAGCACGTGGAAGAGATGGGTAGAAATTTGAAACTTTTATGTGATGATTTATATGACATCAACAAAGTTATTGGGGGTAGGCTAGACCTATACCGAGAGCTTATGAATATGAAGGAAGATGCTTTAAAAGCGGCGAAAGGTTATGAAGCATCTCCCCTTAAGGTACCTGACCATCCCTCGGAAGTAACATTAGAAAATCCTTTGAGCAAATGAATTACTTAAGCGTTGTAGCTATAATTAAGGATGAAGCCCCTAACCTAGAAGAGTGGCTGAAATTTCACAAAAGAGTTGGGGTAGAACACTTCTATCTTTATGATAACGGGAGTACGGACTACACTAAGGAGCTTCTTCTGCCTTACATACAGTCTGGAGAGGTTACCTACTCCTACAACACGATGGACATGTGTCAGATGGCTTGTTACTATAATGCTCTTACAGCGTATAGGGACCAGTCTAAGTGGATGGCATTTATTGATTTGGATGAGTTTTTGTTTGCCCCTAACGGAGTGCTCAAAACTCGATTGAAAGATTTTGAGCAGTACGCAGGTATTGCTGTTAATGAAGTATTCTTTGGGTCTAACGGTCACCAAAAACGACCCTCTGGGGGAGTTCTTCTTAACTATACACGCCGTGGGGAAATGGTGAATAAACATGTAAAGTCTATAGTACAACCCCAGTTCACTCTCTGTCCCGCAGGTAACCCTCATTCCTTTCTGTACGCACAAGGCGGAGCAGTTAACGAACATAAGAAACCGTGTCCGGGACCCTTTAACGAGCCAGCAACCGCTGAACTGTTTCGCGTTAACCACTACTGGGTAAAGTCTAAAGAGGAGTATGAAATTAAATTAACACGTGGTAGGGCTGATGTCCCTTCCCGTGACCCCAAATTCAGATATACTACCGGCGTAGGAAGAAAACTAGAAGATGTTTTTCTTCAAGACAATGAGTGCTATGATGTGGATATTTGGCAATTCTTGGAGAGAGAACATGAATAAAATAAAAATAATTAGTGGTTGGTCAAAAGAAGGTGGCTCAACCTTTTCTTTAATGGAGCTTTGTGATTTACTTAATGAACGAGGTCACGCATGCACCTTTTATGGTCCGCACCCCTGGCACTTGGACAAATGTAAAGGGGATCTCATCCACAATTTTAAAATGGAAGAGGGGGATATTATTATAGGTCATTTTATTCATTTGAATGAAAGACATCCTCTACCCAAAAAGATTATTTTAAGCTGTCATGAAAAAGCTATCTTCCCTCTACAACAGCTAGAGGAACAGACTGCTGGATTCGATAAGATTAGGTTTATCAGTGATGACCAGATGAAGTGGCAGGGTAAGGAAGGTATCGTGATCCCCAACACCATCAGAGGAGTTAAGGACTCAGGTAATCATCCTGAGGGGATAGCTGGGGTCATCGGTACTGTGTGTCCTTTAAAGCAGACTCATGTATCTGTTAAGAGGGCTCTTGATGACGGTTGCAGAAAAGTATTAATTTACGGTAATAGTTTAGATGAAAAGTACTTTAATGATGCTATACAACCAGTGTTAAACTATAATCAGAACGTGATATACATGGGCATGGAGCTGGATAGACAAAAAATCTACGACTCTATCTCTTGTGTTTATCAATCTAATTCTGACGAACTCCCAGAAGCCTTTGGTCGAGTTCGTGCGGAGTGTATTCGTGCTGGTATTAAGTACCATGGTAATAAAAACGCTACAACCGAATTTGAATTATGGGATGAAGACAAAATCTTCGATGCTTGGAAAGAATTATTAGAGCTATGAAAACTATAGGAATTATTGGATACGGAGAAATTGGACAAGGCTTAGATAAAGTCTATGTTGAGAATAAATTTTACCCGCTGATTAAAGATCTAGACCGGGATGATAATTTAGGTGGGGTTGACGTTTTGAACATCTGTATTCCTTACAGCTATGATTTTGTAGCCCAGGTGACTGAGTATATTGATACATTAAAGCCTGGAATAACTATCATTCATTCAACCGTACCACCGGGGACCATCGACAAAATTGCATGTTCCCACCCGAACGTAGCACATTCCCCCATCAGAGGCATTCATCCCGAACTAGACAAAGGAATTAAAATTTTTGTAAAGATATTTGGGGGTCCCTGCGCACATACTGCCGCTACCCACTTCGAGCATGATTTAGGTGTTGAGTGTAAAGTTTATGAAAGCGCCAAAGCAACTGAAATAGCAAAGTTACTAGACACCTCTTATTATGGGGTGTGTATTGCGTGGCATGACTATGCCAAAAAACTTTGTGATGAACACGGAGTTGATTTTGAGGAAGCACAAACCCACTACAACGAAACTTATAACGATGGGTACCGTGATTTATGGATGGACCATGTAATACGTCCTACCCTAACTCCCCCTGACGGAAAAATTGGAGGGCACTGCGTTGTTTTTAACGCCGAACT